TGCGACGGGTCTCGGCGAGGATGTCTCCGGTGTCTGCGACGACGCATCCGACGCTGGTGTCTCCGGCGGCGTGTGCCCGCTCCGCCCATGCGGTGAGCAGATCGGAGCGGCCCGGGTGGCCCCATGCAAGTACGAAGGCGGCGGCGGCTAGGTCGGCGAAATACGGGTGGGTCACGGTGTCTCCTGGTGGTGGTGGTGGTGGTGGTGTCTGCGTGCCCTGGCCCGGTCCGATCCCGGGCTCGCACCCGCCGGAGGGCGGGCCAGGGCTAGGTGGTCAGGTCAGGTGCTACTGCTACAGGCTCGGCCGGCCCTGGGTGTTTTTCGTCCATCGTCCGCCGAGGAACATTTCCTCGGCTGGACCCGATCCGCTGCCGAGGCGGATCCTGAACTCTCCCTGCTGGTGGTGGTGGAGCAGCCACAGCCGGGCGACCGTCGACGGGATGCAGCGGGTCAAGGTCGGGCCGAGACCGCCCTCGGGGCCGATGACCTCGTAGCGGGGGTCGATCTCGGCTCCCTGGCCGTCGATCTCGCCGGGGACCTCCGCGAGGACCCCGACTAGCCGCAGCCGCTGATCCTCCGTGAGGTCCCATGTCATCGGCCAGGCGGGCCATGCGCCCATCGAGGACGCCAGGGGGTGCTGGGACAGCCACTCAGGATCTGGGGTGGTGGCGGGGTGGTCGGTGGGGGGCATGCGGTCCTCCTGTGGTGTGGTCTGGTGGTCTGGTGGTCCACGGCACCAGCCCGGGTGGACCGGGCTGGCACCGAAGGCCGTCAGGCGTGGAGGGCCGCGACCCGCGTCCAGTAGGAGGCGGCGCGCTCGCAGAGGGCGACCGCCGATGGGGTGGTGGCCCGGTCGGCGAGGACCTGGGCTCTGGCGGCGCGGGCGATGGCGTCCGCGGTGGTGATGGGCTCAGCCGGCCGTGGTGCGGGCGGCCTGGAGTCGACCACGCGGCACGAGTGGGCCGTGGTGGCGGTCCCGGCCGTGGTGCGGCAGGGCTGGCCGGCGAGTGCCCGGCATGCCCAGCGGCGGCAGGGGACCGTGCGGGCCGCGCGCTCGACGGCCTGGCGACGCGCCCGATTTTCGGCCTCGAGGGCCGCATTGACGGCCTGGATGCTCGTTATGGTCATGGTGGTCTCCTCAGATGGTGGTGGTGGTGTCTGCGTGCCCTGGCCCGGTCCGATCCCGGGCTCACACCCGCCGGAGGGCGGGCCAGGGCTAGGTGGTCAGGCGGAGGCGACGGTCCCGAGGGACCGGCAGCCGATGATCCTCCCGGACGCGTCTCGGACCTGACCGTACGGGTACACCAGGTCGCTGCGCGTCACCTCGGCGGCGATGGCCCCCATCAGCAGCGGCATGGACACGATGTAGAGCGTGGACGTGACCTGCCCGGGGAGCCCGATGATCTCGCCGAGGGCGACATTGGTGAGAGGGATCCCGGACGGCGTAGCGCCGTCCGGAGTAGCGGACTCGGAGAGCCGGGCGACGGTCCCCGAGGGGGGGAATTCAGCGATGGTCTGGCCTTCGTCGCCGACCACGACGACGGGGTGGGGGGTTAGGTTGACGATGTCCACGACATTGTTCCTTTCATTGGCCGGGTGCCCCCGGCATGTATGGTGCGTGCCCCTGCCCGGTCCGATCCGGGCTCGCATCCTCCGGAGCGGGCAGGGGCTGATGAGCAGAGGGTCAGCGTGGCGCGGTGGGGATGTCGCTGATGGTGGCCGCGAGGTCGCGGGCCTGCGTCGCGTGGTAGGACATGGCGCGCTCGCATAGGGCGATGGCGGAATCGGACGTGGCCATCTGCAGGAGCTCGCCGGCGCGGACGGTCCTGGCGGCGGCCACGCGCTCGGCGTACTCGATGTGGCTAAGGATGCTGTTCATGGTGTCCTCCAAGTGGTGGCGGTGGACCGTGTGGTGGCTTACTTCCTTACATTGACTAGTCAACACCATATGTGTTGACTAGTCAACACCATATGGTGTGACAGTGATCACGCCCGAGTGATCGGCCGTCCTCGTGGGGCGGCTGCGAGGCGGCGCCGGGGCTGGTAGTTAGCCGCCTCGCACCGCCAGAATGTCGAGCAGATCGCCCTGCCCGGGAGCGTGGTCGGCCCACCAGCACTCGGCATGCCAGCGCCTCCCATCGGTGTGCTGGACGGCGATCTGGTCATAGCGAACGTCCCGCCCGCAGTCGGCCGCGCATGCCTGCGGCTCCCACATCGCACGCACGGACGGTCAGACGCGGACGGCGGCGCGGACAGCGTCTGCCCCGGGGCAGACTTCGGTCAGGCGACGCCCTCCCCAGCACCACAGGTGCTCACAGCCGGCGTCGGGGCCGCTGCAGGAGCAGCCGTCCATGCAGATGAGGCAGGTCGACGGGTCGTTCCGGAGCGCCACGTCTGCCTCAGCGCGGGCACGGGTGGGCAGGCGGTACAGGCCTTCCTCTCCCTCCTTGGCGGGGGCGTACCAAATTCTGCGCCCGTCATTCACGACGCGCACGGTGTACGGGGCGTCCGTTGTGGTCTTCGGTGTCGAGGTCATGCAGACGAATATATCGCTCTGCCGTCAATAGCGCTGGTGAGTAGACAAATTAATTGTGGTGTCCTAGAGTAAGGGCATGGCGACCCGGACAGCACTAAGCCACGCCGGAGAGCACGCCCAGCAGAAGCGAAATCTCGTCCAGCAGGCGTGCTCAGTGTGCGATGGCCAGGCCTGGGACAACCCCGTGCTGCATTCCCCGTGCGGTGTCCTCGACGGCCCGCTCTGCGAGAGCTGCGAGACGGCACACATCTGCGGATGCTGCTGGTGCCTGCCGCTGCTGATCGCTGACGTCGACCTCTGATCTGCGGCGACCCGCCGGGCCGGACCCTGAGAGCCCCCGGCGGGTCGCCGCCCCAATCCAAACATAGGAGTTCGCCAGTGAAACATGCGCTCACGCCATTCGCCGTCGCCGTCACCGGCGCCGTCATCCTGACTCTGGCGATCGTCTACCCGTCCGCGCTCCTCTCCATCACCGGGATTGTCGTGATGTCCGCTGGACTCGTATCCCAGTGGCTCGGCCACGAGCGGCCCAGCTGCCGCCACGTGCAGCGCTCGCGTAGCAACGTCCTCTACTCAGCCTCTCCTTTGGGGGCGGGCGCCACCGGTAGGGCTACCAGCATCTCCCTCGGCTCCTCATCGCGTCGTCGCCGATGGGCCTACAGCGGCGGAAGACCAATCGACCTGCCCGGCCTCAGCGGGGCGCCCGTCACCACCGACACACCCGATCAGCCGTGACTGCGGTCGAGCGCCGCCGGCGCGACGACGAGCGGCTCACCCCTCCTGGGACGTGCTACGCGTGCGGATACACACACTCGGATTCCCACCCGGCCTACGCCGCCGTCGCGCCGGTCACCAGACGGCAGGCAGCGATGTTGGCGGTCTTCGACCTGCTCGAGACGGCCGGCATCCCGATGAGCTCGGCCGAGTGGGTCCCCGCCCACGCGGACCTGCTGGACGACGCCACCGACTACCTCACCCACTGGGCGAGGACCGTCCGCCTCGTGGTCGACGCCCGGACCCTGCGGTCCGGACCCTAGACCGGCGCCGGGTCCATGGCCCGGGCCCGGCGACTGGCACAAACATCTGCGGCGCCCCGGACCGACTCCGGGGCGCCGCTGACCACGACCACTCACTCACCTAGCACTCAGGAGAAGCATCCAACATGCCCACCACCACACCACACGCGCCGACCGGCGCGCCGATGCTCGGCCGAGCCATCGATGTCATCCTCGCTGCGGTCGAGAGCGTGGGACTCGCGGCCGGAGCGGTCAACACCTCGATCGGCCATCGCTGCCCGACTGAGATCGTGCTCTACCTACGGATTGGCGCCACACCGATGGACGCCCGGCGGGTCTTCGCCGCGCTGGGCGTCGCCAGCCCGGCCCTCGGCCCGATCTTCGGCCGAGAGACGCGCCTCGCCTCAATGTCAGCAAAGATCCCGCCCCTGGGAGTCAAACTGAATATCACGGTCACCGACGGGCTCGAGGCGCCAGCTGTAGGCGACGTCGAGTCCCTGATCGCCACCGTCGACGCCGCCCGCGCCACAGCCGAGGGCGATGCCCAGTGAGCACCGACATGAACAAGCCGGACATCATGGCGGCAATTGGAGACCAGCTTCGCGCACTTCACGGGTACTCGATCGTGGACGTCGAGACACTTACGGGAGGATCGATCACCGCCGCCAGGCTCGGCTCCTACGAACGCGGGTACCGGTGCCCGACGGTCTGGGGACTCTACGAGCTCGGCCGGCTCTACGACATCGACCCGAGCTCACTGCTCCCGACACCTGCCGCCGAGGACCAGGGGGCCGGCCAGTGACGATCATCATCCTTGGCCTGACCGCGACCATCCTTGTCTCACTCTGGCTCGTCATCCCGGACGCCCTAGCCAGGGCCGAAACACGCCACCACGCCATCTCCCGCCTCCCATACGCCCGCCAAGGACAGGACCACCCAACGTCCAGGGCACTGAGGAGCGACCAGGGCACGTGGACGCCAGGGCCAGCAACAGAGGCCATGACAGAGCACTGGGAATGGACCTCGCGGTGAGCCTGCGCCTCGTGGTGGACCACCAGCTAGATGGCCACCCACACGACGGGATCCACGGGTCGATGGCGGCCGAGGCGGCGGGCGTCACCGGGCTCGTCCGCCGGTCAAGAACCATCAGCGCCACCTGCGCCTGCGGGTGGACGACGTGCTCGGCAACCCAGCCTGGCGCCCTCCTGCTCGCCGAGCACCACCTGAATCTGTGCCATCGCCTGGTGTTGGTCGGCTGACCACACACAGACCGGCGCCCGGCCGACGTGTCCACTCGCCGGCCGGGCGCCCCAACCAAGACCATCTATGGAGGCACCCCATGCTTACCCCACTCGGTCCGCGCGACGCGTACGCGGCACAGGAGCTGCTGCGGCAGGCGCTGATCGGGATCGAGCTCGAATACCTCTCGGGGTGGAAGGTCCGTGTGGCCACGGTGGCCGCATCACTGGCGTACAACGCCCGTCTGGCAGGGTATGCCGCCGGCCGGGCCGAGGCCTTCGCCGAGCAGGCAGCCGGTCTGTCCAGCGCCGACGTTACCGGGCCCCCCACGGACGTCACGCGACACGTCATCCCAGGAGTGTCCGCGGAGATCGTCGACTACCCGGCCGGGCCACGGCTGGCCCTCACCGTCGACGGCCGGCTGCTGGTCGACGTCCAGGGCATGGATGACCTGGTCGACGCCCTGAGCGACTTGCGGGACCAGCTCGACACCACCCCGCCCGCACCTAACCGGAATCCACGGGAGGACAGATGACCGCCAGATCAGACAGATCAGCTCCACTCTTCTGCTGGATCGCCTGTGACGCCAGGTCGACCGACGAGGACGACGTCACCGTCATGGAGACCATCTCGGGTGCCGAGGACGCGGCGGCCGAGTCCGGATGGGCGATCGTCACCAGCGCGGATGGCTGGCGCATCCACTATTGCTCCCGCCACGCTGCATTCATCGCGTGTCGCGCGTGCGGTGTCCGCCTAGGGGAGTGCGTCTGCGAGCACGCGGACCCGCCCACAAGGCAGGTGCTCGCCGGGCCACCCGCGGAGTGCGACGGCCAGCTCATCCTCGACGAGTGCGACGGCCCGTCCATGGTCGCTGGGCTCCCACCGGAGGATGGAGTCCTTAAGCACACGCTGCTGCGGGCCGCCGTCGCGGCGCTGGCGGTCGCGGTGCTCGCAGGCGCGTGCGCCGGTCTGCTCGCCCTGGGCGGTGCACGGTGACCGCGGGGTGGGCCGATGGGCCGCTCATGGCACTCGATTTCGAGACCACCGGGGTCGACCCGGAGGAGGCGAGGATCGTCACCGCCTGTGTGGCGACCGTAGGCACTGCCTCCCTACCGGGCGCTGTACGACCTGCAGGTCAAAGCGCACCGGGCGTGGGCAGAGAAGTTCTCCAGCTATCTCTCCCGTCAGGGGAAGCCGGAGCGGATCGACCCGTCATGGCCGCTGTGCAGGTTGGTGCGGCCCTGATGGCCGACCGCTGCGACTTGACTGACCTGCTCGTCGATCAGTGCGCCTGCCAGACTCACCGCGGAGAGCCGGCACCGGACGCCGGCATCCGGTCCGGTGGCGTCGTCGCCAAGTTTCCTGGCATCTGCAGCGGGTGCGGGGACCGGATCGCCATCGGCGACCTCATCACCGCCGTGGACTCTGGGGGCTGGGTGCACGCCATCTGCACCTGACCAGACAGGATGTATCGAGCGCGGGCGGTGTGTCGGCCAGGAGAAGGCCGATGCGCCGCCCGCGTCGACTCAAGGAAGGGACAATGCCCCGATGGGCTCGGCCGCTAGAATTAGTCGCATGAGCAGATATATTGATTGCGGAGATGAAGACCCTCTGCTCGACCGCGCAGGTCAGGCCAAGGAGCTTGGCGTCCACTTGGACCGGATCACGTATTTTGCCCGCACGTACTCGCCTGGCGGACGGTTTGACGACCCCGCGCATCAGTACCCGACCCACCGGCCCGACGCTGTGAAGCTGGGCCGGTCCAAGGGCGTCCGCCGGTCGGTGCTCCTCGAGTGGGCAGCCAACCGGCCCGGGCAGGGCGCGGGCCGTCCCCGGACCCGGCCGGTGATCCCGCCGGGGCTGACCCACCAGCAGTGGGACGCCATGCAGCGTCTCGCGGCAGCGACGTGCGGGCAGGTCGTCGCCGTCCCTTCCCTCGTCCTTGGCGGGCTCACCCGGAAGGGCTACACCATGCTTGACGGGATGGTGACGGAAGCCGGCCGGGCGCTGGTCGACGGGTGGGAAGCAGGCTGACGACTGCCTTGCCCGGACGACGGGCCCCCAACCTGCCGGGTGGGGGGCCCGTCGTCATCCGCCAGTGCCCCAAATCCGTCACGGCGTGACGGATTTGTGGGCGTGGCATCATCGTGGTGGGGTCGGGCGCCTGACATCTGTCGAGCGCCCCGGAGGACTGTGTGCCAGTGAAGACCCCGACGAGCGCGCTCGGCACCCTCGGCGGGTACTCAGGGCCCTGGTCGTCGATGGTCGCGGAGCTCCTAGAGCACGTCCCTGACCTGTACTGGCCTACCTCTGTCAGCACGTACGGGCGGATGCGGCACGATCCCGTCCTGACGTCGGTGCTCGCCGCCTACGTCAACCCGCTGACTCGCGCCCGGTGGTCGATCTACCCGCGGGGCGCGTCCAGTGACATGGTCACGATCTGCGCGGACTCTCTCGGGCTCCCAGTCCTCGGGAGAGGGGACCAGGGGCCTGGCCCGATGCGGCGCCGAGGTGTCCAGTGGCGCGACCACGTCCGGATCGCGTCCTCCACCATGCTGACCTTTGGGCACGCCCCGTTCGAGTACTGGTACGACGTCTCGTCAGGTAAGGCTTTGCTGGCTGGGCTCGGTGAGCGGCTCCCGGCGACGATCTCGGGGATTGATGTCACCCCGGCAGGAGACCTGCAATCTGCCAGCCAGATCCCGGGCATGACCGGGGCGGCCGGGGGCGCCATGGGCGCGGTGATCCCCGCTGATCGGCTCCTCTGGTACGTCCGGGACCGTGAGGGTGCCGCATGGCAGGGGCAGTCACTCCTGCGGCACGCGTTCGGCCCGTGGCTCCTGAAGCAGGAGGGGATGCGCGTCCAGTCCACCAGCCTGCGCCGGTTCGGTGCCGGTACCCCGGTGATGGAGCCTCTCCCCGGGTATACCCCGACAGCGGCGCAGATCCAGGCGGCTCAGCGGGTCGCTGAGTCGGTGCGGGTCGGTGACTCCGGAGGTGCCACGACCCCAGGGTTCAGGCTCGTCATCAAGGGGATCGAGGGGACCGTCCCCGACTCCCTTCCATTCCTGGCTTTCCTTGATCAGCAGATGGCACGTGGCGCCCTGACCTCAGTACTCGACCTCGGGAACACGGGAAATGGGAGCCGTGCCCTCGGATCGGTATTCGCCGACGTCATGACGATGGCGCTGGAGTCGACGGCTGAGCAGCTCGCCGAGACCGCGTCGCAGCTGTGTGTGCGCCTCACCGACTTCAACGAAGGAGATTCGGCGAATGCGCCTGCCGTCTCCGTCGACATGTCCTCGACCCGGAAGGCGATCGCTGAGGCGATCGGGAGCCTCGTGCAGTCCGGTGGCCTCGTCATGGACGGCTCGCTACAGGCGTGGGTGCGGGATGCCCTGGACCTGCCGGAGCCCGACCCGGTGAAGGCGGCGCCGGTAGTAGTTCCGGTCAGCGCCCCGACACCGCCCACCAAGGCGGAGCCCGCTGACGGCCCGGTGACCGAGCCAACCCCAGTGACGGCAGCACGTGGACGGCCGATCGCCGCGGCGGCCGATCCCCGCGCCCTGACGGAGCGGGAACAGGCATTAGGCCTCGACCCGGCCGCGGTCGACCTGGCCCACGACGCTGCCCTGGCCGCAGTCCTCGCAGCCTGGCCGCAGGTCTCGGTCGGGCAGCGTGACCAGCTCGTCGAGCAGATCACCGCCGCGGTGGACGGCGGTGATCTCCCCGGGCTCGCGTCCCTGACCGTGGACACGACGGATGCGGCCGAGGTCCTCGCCGTCGCGATGTCTGAGGCCGCCGACGCCGGGGCAGCTACCGCCGTCGCTGAGGCCGCGTACCAGGGCGCCGTCATCGCCGCGCCCGTGATCGCGGAAGCGCGGCTCGTGGCGATGGCCTCCGCGGTCGCCGCGGTGATGGGACAGGCCACGGCCGCCGCAGCCGGGCGGGAGGCGCTACGCCTCGTCGGGTCCACCCGGACACCATCCGGGGCGGATGTCGCGGCAGGGGTCCGGGTGCACCTTGAGGAGATGACCGGGACGTGGCCGCAGGACCAACTGGGCGGCGCGATCAGCGACGCGGTGGGCGGCGGTCGGGCAGCAGTGTTCGCCGCTGGGGTGGACAGCGGATACGAGCCGACCTTCTACGCGTCTGAGGTCCTGGACCGGAACACGTGCACGCGGTGCCTGGCGTTCGACGGCCACCAATTCGAGGACCTCGACGAGGCAGAGGCCGCATACCCGTCAGGCGGTTACACCGGATGCCGGGGCGGGCTCCGCTGCCGGGGGATCATCGTCGCCGAATGGGCTGGTGTCCCGGCCGTCGAAGTGACAGAGAAGCGGATCGAGTACGCGTGAGCGAGGTGATCAGTGATGGGGAAGCCGAGCAAGGGGACACCCGCCGACAAGCGGTTGTCCGAGAACAAGCCGAAGTCGAAGAAGGGCGGGAAGTGCTGATGGAGTCTCGCCGGTTCGAGTTGGTCCGGTCTGTCGACGTGTCCGGGGTGTCCGGGGTGTCCGGGGTCGGGGTCGTCGCGGACGGCGTGCTGTGGCCAGACGGCTCCGTCTCGGTCCGGTGGCGCGGCGTCCACCCGTCAGCCGTGCACTGGGACAGCCTCGCTGACGCCGAGAGCGTCCACGGGCACGGCGGGCTCACCACGATCAGGTGGATCGACCCGGTTCCGCCCGAGGCTGGTCTGCCTGTGATCGCCGGTCTGCCGCACACGGGCCCGTTGCCCGTGACCAGCGTGCTCCCAGCCATCACCGCTCCGGTCCCGGTCGGCTGCGACGCCTCCGCCTACCTGGCGGCCTACGGATCAGGTGCCTGATGGCCGCTCTTGTCCGTATCCCTGGCGTCCCGATCGCGGCTGTCGGCACCTGGAACGCGTCGACCGGGGTATGGGAGTGCACCGCTGAGCAGCTCCGTGACGCCGTCATCGCCCAGCACGACCCGGCATTCCGCACGCCGATACTGAAGCTCGGGCACCTCGACCCCCGATTCACCGACGGTGAGCCGTTCGGGGACGGTGAGCCGGCTGTTGGCCGGCTGGAGAGTCTGCGACTGGCCCCGGACGGGCAGACGCTCCTTGCTGACCTCGTCGGTGTCCCGGCGTGGCTGGGCGAGGTCATGGCCACCGCCTATCCGTCCCGCAGCGTCGAGGCCATCCAGGACGTGGAGACCAGCGACGGAGCCCGCTATGCACTCGTCGTGACGGGTCTCGCGCTCCTCGGGGTCCATGCCCCGTCCATCGAGTCGCTCGGCGACATCGCGACCTTGTTCGGCCAGTCGACAGACGTCGAGACGTGGACCGCCGCGTCCCGCGTCGCAGCATCCGCGCTCCCCCCAATGGAGGACCCAGATATGCCAACTATCCAGCGTCGGCCCCTCGGGCAGGTGGTCCTTGCGTCGGCGTCGATCGACGAGCTCACGCGTGCAGCTGAGGAGTGGGCCGAGACTCAGCCACTGATCGGACGGTCCTGCTACGTCCGGGACATCTACACCGACTCGATAATCATGACCGTGTGGGTCGGAGACGACTCGCGCTACTACCGGTGCTCGTGGTCAGAAGCTGGCGGCGTCTTCACGTTCGGGACGCCCGAGCCGGTGCGCCCGGCCTACGTGCCGGTCGATGAGGGCCAGGGTGGCGGGACGGCCCCGATAGGCGTGGCCGCGTCTACGCCTGTCGATATGGTGCGCCACTACCAGCAGAAGTGGACGGGTGTGGCATCATCGGGTCGGGGTCGGGACTTGTCCGCAGCAGCTGGCAGTCCCACGGAGGAAAAATTGTCGATCAGTTCTGCGATCGCCGAGGCGCTTGGCGTAGCGGCCGACGCAGACGAGGAGACCGTGCTCGCCGCGGTCGAGTCGATGCGCCAGCCGGCGCCGCAGCCGACCGATCCGACCACGGGCGGGACTGGTGAGCCTACGGTCACCGATCCCGCCACCCAGCCCAGCCAGGCGGACGTCGAGAGGCTCGTCGCCGCCGCGGTCGACAGGCGTCTGGCCGCCGCGCAGGCTCCGATCCTGGCGTCGCTCACCTCAGCCACGGCAGAGCTCGCCGGGCTCAAGGCCGAGAGGGTGGCTGCCGAGAAGACGGCCGTCATAGCTGGTGCGGTCACGGCCGGGAAGATCAGGCCTGCCGACCGCCCGGTCTGGGAGAGCCAGTACGACGCCGCTCCCGACGTCGTGACCGCGATCCTCGCGGCCACCGCCCCTGGTACCGCTGTCCCTGTCTCCTCGGTAGGTCACGCCGAGGACGGCCAGGCCGGTAGCGAGGCATTCTCCGATGCCGACTACGCGGCGATCTTCGGGAAGGCCGGTGCCGTCTGATGGGCGACTACACACCAAAGTTTGCGCCTGGCGCTGACGTGACCTACCTGGCCGGTGCCGCGATCACCGGTGGGCAGGTCGTGTACCTGTCTGCTGCGGGCACCTGCCTGCTGACCGCCGCCGCACACGCCAACGTCATCGGGGTGGCCACCCGCGACGTCGCGTCCGGGGAGCGGGTGGCTGTGTCTCGTGGGGGCGTCCAGAGGTGCGTCTCAGGTGACGTGATCAGCGTTGGGGACCCGTTGAAGTCCGCCGCGACTGGTCGGGTCGTTCCGTTCATCGTCGGCACCGACCCGTACACCCAGTTGGTTGGGTTCGCGCTAACTGCCGCTGCCGCTGCCGCTGCCACCATCGACGTCCAGTGGAAGGCGTGAGGTAGATGCCGATCCTGTACCCCCCCACCATCCCCACGCTGTCCGGGGATTTCCTCACCATCCACCGTTTCCTTCAGTCGCCGACGATGGTGCAGCGCCGTCTGCGGACCATCGCCGACCAGCGGTTCCTCGCAGACGTCCTGCTGACCGGGACCGTCGAGGCGACCGGTGGCGCCGTCGCCTACGAGGTGTCGGAGGGCATCTACACCGACCGCGATCCGACCCCCGTCGCCCCTGGTGGCGAGTACGAGCGGGCGCTGGCCACCGGTGGTACCGCCGCGCTGGCGACGGTGACCAAGTACGGCCAGGACGTCAAGGTGACCGATGAGGCGATCGGTAGGCAGCGGATGGCAGCTGTCGACCGGGCCATGCAAAAGTCGGTGAACAGGGCTGTCGCGTACATCGACACGATCACCCTCGCGGCGATCGCGTCGGCCGTCACCCAGACTCAGGCCGCTGCGGCGGCGTGGTCCAGCGCCTCTGCTGATCCGCTGCTTGACGTCATGCTCGCTCAGGCGCAGGTAGCAGACCTCACCGAGGGCTACGAGCCTGACTCCATCGTCGTCACCTCCACGCTGTACGCAAGATTGGTGGCAAACCAGAAGGTCATCGCCGGTCTTGAGCGTGAGGGATCGAGCCAGGTCACGAAGACCGGTGACGTGAAATCGATCGGTAGCCTGGCTCTCCGGCAGGCTCCCGCGTCCAGGATGCCCTCCGGGGTCGGGGCGATGATCCTCGACTCGGCACAGCTCGGTGACCTTGCCTGGGAGAAAGTCCCCTCCCCCGAGTATCAGGGCGAGCCGTCCGGGATCCAGTCCTGGATTCGCCGCGACCCAAACGCGACCGACAGCTGGCTGATCCGTACGCGTAGGACAGCTGTCCCGATCGTCCGGGAGCCGGGCTGCGCCGTGAAGATCACGGGGGTGTGACCATGGCCGCGCGACAGCCGCAGACCACCGGTGTCCCACCGGTCGAGGCGACAAGTGATCCGGGCCGGACCGCCGAGTTGGAGGCCGAGAACGCGGCACTCAAGATCGCCAACGCTGCCCTCCACGACGACGCGAAGCGGGCGGGCGAGCCGCGCGGATCCCGCGCCGTGTGGCTCGTCACCTACCCGGCGATCTCCGTGTTCGAGAAGCGCGACGGTGTCCTAGCCGCCGAGCCGATCGTGCTGAAGAGGGGCGACGTCCTACCGCCCGACTGCGAGTGGCACGCCGAATTCCTCGCATCGATCGGGCACATCGCCTCCGTCACGGTGCCCGCCTAGACCCGTCCGGCTCGGAGCCGTGAGGCGGGCGCCCGACCCCCAATCGGTTCGCCTCACGGCTCCGAGCCGGACGAAAATTCCAGTGCACAGCAACGCGTCCCGGAGGTGACATCTCATGGCCGTGCAGGCGTGGCCGTTCACCGCCAGTTGCCTGTCCCTGTGCCAGGGGCTGGTTGATCTCTCCTCTGACACGGTGAAGATGTTGTTGCTCACCTCCCGGGGTTCGGCCATCTATAACCAGCAGTACGTTTCGCAAATTTTCTCTGTCTCCGGTGCCGTCGAGACATCTGGGACCGGGTACACAGCTGGCGGGCTGGCCGTCACCGGGCTGGCTGTCTCCGACGTCGCTGCCGGGTCGTGGCCTACGGCATGGGCGGCGTCCACGGCGTACGCGGTCGGGCAGATCGTCCACCCCGCAGGGTCGGCGTATCTCTACATGTGCGCCGTCGCTGGCACCACTGGCGCGTCACAGCCGACGTGGGTGGAGGTCTCGTCCAGGGAAACCGTTGACGGCACCGCGGTGTGGATCCTCGTCCACGACACGGTCACCGTAGTCACCCACGACGCCGTCACCTGGCCGAACGCCTCGCTCACCGCCGAGTACGGAGTCTTCTACGACTCTTCGACAGGCGTTGCCGAGACGTCTCCGCTGCTGTGGTGGACCGATTTCGGAGACCCACAGACGGTGGCAGGTACCTCTCTCATCTACACCCCGCCGGCTGGCGGATCCCTCGTGTTCACGAAAACATGAAAGGCCAATCGTGTTTCTACTTCTTGGTATTAGGCGTGCCTACAACGACCATCCCCAGCACGAGGACGGCACCCCGAAGACCCTCGACGAGCGGG